TCACACTTGCCTTGGTAAATTAAAAAAGGAACGGAAAAAAGCTGATTATTCGAAAAATCTGGTTACAAATAAAGATGTAGTAAATATACAAGATACTATAGATAAATTCAGAGATTTGATAATTACAAAATATATTTGATTATGGATGCAGTAAAAGATTTTATCATTGAACGATTAAAGAAACTTAGTAATATGTTCAAGGGCATTTCTATCAAATATGCGTTTGACAGTATAACTGAATTTCATATAATTGAGATATCACCGGAAAATATTAGAAGAAGAGATGATGAATACATAAGGTGGGAGTCTGATATGTGGAATGATTTCTTTGCCATGTTCCCAGATGAGGATTTGCTTATTTCGGAGCCTTGCGAGTCTAATGATATGCATAATGTGTTATTTGACAATATTCCGATTGTGGATAGTGGCAATTTGCTTTATTGTATAGATTTAGATTTTGGTGAGATGGATTCTTTTTTAAATATTGACACTATAGATTTGTTAGCAGCGTGATTATGGCAGAAAAAGTAGCAAGTTTCCGTTTAAAGGAATATAAGATAAATAAGGCTAGTATAGAATTTGATCCTGATAAACCTCTGTCTAAAATGTCAATAGAGATCGAGAGAAAAGGTGATATAGAGGAAAATAATATTTATAGGATAAATATGTATATTGGTGTTTCTGATGAAACGAACAATTTCAAAATCAGTGCAAACATGGTAGCTTTGTTTGAATTTGATTCTGAAATATCTGAAGAGAATAAAACTAGTTTTGTAAATTCGAATGCGCCAGCCATTTTGTTCCCCTACTTTAGGGCATATATATCTACATTGACATCTCTTTCTGGAATGCAACCTGTTATCTTGCCGACAATAAATTTTGCTAGAATGCTGGAACAGCAGGAGAAATAAGTAAACATTAAAGGGTTATCATTATTGGTAACCCTTTAATGTTATCGTTTTATTGTCTATACACCTTTTCAACTTCTTTTTTCACTTTTTTAGTGATAGTCTGTTTCTTGTATTTTTTTTCCATATCTGGGTATTCCGGATGTTCTTCCAACCATTCTTTTTTATCTTCGGCTTCGTCATATTTTCTTTTGAGTTTTAGGAACTCTTTTTCATTTTTCAAAGTTTCCTTCTCTTTTTCATTGAGGTTGTTGATGATGTATTTCTTTTTTATTTCAGAGTCTTTCCTTTTAGATGTTCCGTCTGAATAGGGCAGTTTCTTTCTGTAGTCATTAAACAGTTTTCCAGCCTCATACATCTTGTTCAGATATTCATAAGGTCCCATATCCTTGTATAGTTTCTCGGCCATTTCCTTTCGTTGGGATTTGGGAAGGTTGATTAGGAACATAAAATCTACAAGGTCGGGGCGTCCTTCCCTTATGGCGGATTCGGCTCCCAGATAAATGTTTTCCAGTGTCTCTACATTTAATCCGGCAAATTTCCCTAATTTGGCGGCCAGCTCCCTTTGTACATTCAGGTTGAATCCGTCTTTTACCGCCTCGCTTATCAGATTTGACATCTCTGTAATGAATGAGAGAGGATCATATTTGTTCCCTTGTGATATGGCGTTGACAAACTGTCCAATGGAAGTTCCTCCCAAGGAACTTAAAGCAGCAGATAAAAATATGCTTTTCAATTGTTCATCAGTGAACCATAAATCCTCATCCCCGTCCCCGTATCCGAATATGGCGTAGATATTGGATATGAGTGGTGCTGTGATTCCTGCAATACCATATCCTCCTGCCGCCCACAAGCCTCCCATTACAAATAGTCCGAAGGTGGCTTTCCTCAGCCCGGTAAGATAGCTGCCCATCATTGTTCTTTGGGCTTCGTCTTTATTCATTCCGGATTCAATGTTCAGATTGTATATCCTTTTTGCTCGTGCCATTTCAAGAAGCCCCTCAATACCCATCCGCTGGTATCCTATGTTGCTGCTTTGGTAAGTGGTCAGCGCCTTGTAGAACACATTGCCGCTTGCCTGCATGGGGGACATCATTTCCGGGCTGGAACTCTGCTGGCTTTCATTGAATGCTATTTCAGCGTTGTATTTGGCTAAATTGGTGGCTTCCTCATTGCCCAGACCTCTTTTTTGCACACGTTTATATTCAAAATTGTAAACGGCTCTCGCTCCGGCCGCACATGTCAGCGCATCAATAAGCTTGTTGGGATACATGCCTGCATTGGTAAGTTTCTCCAGCTTGTTTTTGAATGCATTTTCATCCTTTAATGCTTCGATCCCCATATTTCCCGTATCAACTCGTTCTTCAAAAGAAGGAAGATACTCCTTCGCCCATTTCATGTTTCCTGCCGGGGTGAATATGTATTTGAACAAATCAGCCTGATACCCCGGATTTCCGCTGTATGCGGAAAATGCCGGATAGGAGAGCACCTGCTTCATTGCGGTGTTGAGTCTGAATGCGATATTGGAACCTGCCCAATACCTTAGTATCTTGTTTAGTCCGTTGTTGAGCGAGTCTTGTTTCTGCTTGTCGTTGAAACTCCGTACGGCCACCTCCGCCGCTCTCATGAAGATATCAAACATTCCTTTATGGTTTGCCTCCATATAGTTCTTGAAAGCCTTGCTTCCCCGCAGGAAATTAAGATCCTGGCGCAGCTCAGCCGTTGCCGCCCAAGTTTCCATATCTCTTCCGTATTTTAGCATCAGATCAAAAGCGTTTCTGCTAGTGTCCACCTTCAGGGTATTTATCGTACGGTTGATTATGTTTCCGGTTATTGTGCTTGGCATACCGATGATTGTTTCTCCCAGCTCCCCCTTTTCACGGATTTCGGATTTGGCTATGACCATAGGGAAATAATTCTCCCGTGAAGCCATGCTGGTTCCCGTCATTCTTACATGGACCGGATTGTACCTTTCTTCTCGTAGCCTTGGAAAGAAGTCGTCTGTGATCCATTCTCCGAGTTTCATGTATTTATCGCCTATAAAGGATTCTATCTCGGTCATGCTGTCTTCCGTCCATCCGTCCGCCTCTAGCTTCATCTTTCCGTCCGGCTGTCTCCATGTGAGCCATACATAGAACGCCTGCCCTTTGTTTAGGTTTGCCTCATACAGGTCGCCCTCCTTATGGTAATTGCTGTCGTACATATATTGTTTGTGAATCCTTTTTTCTGATTTTTGAGAATCCCTGAATACATTTTCCATTGATTTTCCGAACAGTTCCTTTATTTTTTCTTCCAGTTCTTTGTTGTAAGCCTTTACCCCCAAATATATCCTATCGTTGGCTTCCACCACTCCATGACTGCTTTTCATGAAATAATCGTATAAGGGGCCTTTTCCTATGGCGTGGTTCCTGTCTATGGCTTTCAGCAGATAATCGAAACTATACATGGGATAGGCGATAAAGTCACCGATGCTTTGCAATATGGACACAGTTTTTTCCATATTTGTTTCTTTCTCGTTTATACCTTTTATTCTTTTATCTTTTACGGCATTTATTCCCATGCTGATAATTCTTCCCCGGTGCGCGGCTTTTTCCTTGTTCAGCATGGCAAGGCGGCTTTTCCCGGTATCAACAAGTTCTTTCAATTCATTGTACACATTATCGGTTATCCTTATTAACTCTTCCTGCGCTACGGGTATCTGTGCAGCTATTTTCTCAGCCTCCTGCAGATAAAACTTTCGTGCTTCACCCTTGTTGTTGTAGGCGGCTCTTCTGGTGGTCACAAGATCGCCCTCCAGTTTGTCCAGATCTCGTTTCATTTTTCTGGATTCGGCCAATAGTTCGCGTATGGAAAGAGAATCATACTCATCGGCCATAGTCTGTGTGAACACACCTGTTCCTTCCGCCGCTTCATCCATGGCATTCTCTAGCTCTTCCCGGCGCTTCCGTATCTCTTCAACGGATTCAAGTTCTTTAGTTTTCAGCAGTTCGGCTCTTTCTTTTAATAGATTATCCCTTCGGCTTTTCATTTCATTCTGCTGACCGGTAAGTATGGTGATGCTTTCAGGGGATGTCTCAGATTTTATGAGTTTTCCCAGTTTTACAATTTCGCTTCTTACGGCACGGAGTTCACTGTCAGCGCTTGTTAGCAACAGGTCTTTGTAAGCGGATCGTATACTGTCAAACACACGTCTGGTAGCCTCATCAACAACTATCCCTTTTGATACGCCTCTTGTATCCTGCCCGGAAAGCTTCGTTTTTATCATTTTTTGCATCCTTTTCACCGAACTGTCATATTGGGCATAGTTTATCAACTTTTCAACAAGATTTAGTGGTTCCTTGAGTTTATTTGTTGATGCGGCCTTGTTTACTTGGGCAATCAGTGACTTTATCATATGTGGCCCCATTTCTTCTCCCGCTTCCTTGGTCAGTCTTTGATCTATAAAGGAAAGCATGGCTCTTGACGCAGTCTCGTATTCCTCTTTATTTCCTTTTCGTGCCTGATCCAATTGCTTTTTCAATTCCCGTATCTCTTCTTTCAGATTTTTAATAATCTCCTTCTTTTCTTCCTTTCCTGGAATACGGAACAAGGTCTCTCCCTGAGGAACAGACGGGATGGTACGTGAACTGCCTGAGAACTCACCAATTCCCAGTTTTGAACGCATGACGGTTTCCTTTGCCACATCAACAGGATAGTTTGACTGTTTCAGTCTGTTGTGGCTTTCATAAAGGATGTATCTCAGCTCATTGTCCGTCAGTTCAAATCCCAGATTCACTTTCGCTTTACGGAGCATGTCTATAAAGAAGGCTTTGATTCGTGTCCACAAGGACTGCTCCGCAAAGGTAGCCGGTCCGCGTTCGGACAGGTCTGCCATATATTCTTCAGTTGCTGTACGGATGGATATGTTCTCATTTTCCGCCATCCGGTTGATGGCCTGTCTGATTGATGGTGCGGCATTGTTGTATACATTGTCAAGGAAGGTATCGAAGTCCTTTCCGAACAGCTCACGCAATCCCTTATGTGCCACCACCTCATGGAATATAGTCGCCTGTGCGTCCTCCACGGATGTTGTGTTTGGCATATATAGATATACCTTGTTCTCCTTTGGTGAGTACCATCCTTTGATATTGGCTCCTGATTCGATACGTCTGCGCGCCTCGCCTTGTGGTAGCTGGTCTTCGGAAGTGATTTTTTCTATAGGTGTATGAAGAGACTCAGAAAGTTCATTCACTGCTGTATTCATGGGAGCAGACACAGAAGCATAAGCCTCCAAAGCGTCGTTTATAAATATCTGGTCTTCTCGTGCTACATCTTCCGTTTCCGAAGCAAGAGTATTGCGGCGTTTCTCAGGTGTCATATTCATACGGGATTGTACATTACGTGCTTCAACTTCACCTGATAGTTCATTGTATCTGTCGTTTTCTCCACCAAGTCCAAATTTTTCAATAAGAGATTGATACTCATTATAAGCATCCTCATATCCTTCTTTATCATAACCTCGCACCCAAAGATTGAATCCCTTATCAAAAGCATTACGGCTGGGGATAAAGCCATCCCCAAACTCGAATCCATCTGAGTGATATTCATTTACCAAAGCATTATAAACATCCATCTGTGAAGCGTCTTCTCCAAGTTCCTCACGCTTGTCAGCAAACTCTTCAATCATGGACCAGGCATCGCGCTTTTCTTTTAATGCGTCAAGGTATTTTCTATAAGTCATACTGTTTCCACCACGAGCGAATCCTTCAATTGATTGTACGGCATGCTGTACCTCATGCGCTAAGATACTACGGAAATCCGCCCTGTCTAGAACAAACTCATTCACACGTATCAAGTTTTGGCTTCCATAATAAGTCGCTCCCGTATTGCTTGTAGGGGCGTTGTATATCTCCACGCGTATCTGCTTCAACTCCGGATAAGTCTTAAACAAATTCTCATCCTTCACATAATCGTCAAGATAATGCACGTCGTTCGCTTCGTATGTGGCGCGAAGTTCTTCTGCCTTTTCTGATAATTCATCAAAACGGGCTGCTTCTTCTTCCGTCAGCTCTACTCCATCAAACAGTTTGTCGCTTAGCGCATCATACTCTTTGCCCCATGACAGGTTGGACCAAAGTCTGTTTTTTCGCGCAAGTCCTTTCGGATCAATCTCGAAATCCTCCACTTCATATCTCCATTTTCCGTCAGCCCCACGTTCCCAACCTGTAGCCTGCTTGATTTTCCTAGCATTTTCTTTTTCATTTGTTTGGAGAATCGAAAGCAAACGCTTATCTTTGACATCAGATAAAGGCGAGTTACCATCTATTCCAGCTTTTTGTATTGTTGGGGCAATGGATAGTAATTTGCCTTTCTCTATGTTAGTCAGTTTGTGGTCATAATACCGTTCTCCATTGTTTTGATTGGCGATAACAGCTTTCACAGTATAGTCAACACCGGCTATTTTCAATCCACATACATAATAAGAGAATGATTTTACACCGGGATATTTCTCCAAATCTTCGTTGGCAAGTTCTTCAATGAAGACGGAGTTTTCAATAATCTGAGGTACGGCTGCGATAGATTGCAGATGTTCTACATCCTTATAATCATGCTGCAATATTTCACGAATACCTCCCCGACTATTGCCTCCTGTCACAGAGATAATAGCTCCCGTATCTTTATTGATATATTCTCCACGTAATGACTTTCCATATTCCAACGCATTTTTTTTGTACTGTTTCAAGTCATCGCTCGGTTCTATCTCTTTACCCGTAATCTCTATCGGCTCACTCTTCCGCAGCTTCTCAATGCGCTCTTTCTTCGTATTGAAAGCGGATTCCATCTCTCGTGCCACATTCAGGTTATCAAGGCGGGTAGTTGCTTCCTCTGCCTTATCCAGTTGGGATGCGCCTTTCTCTCCAATAAAACGATATCTTACATCCGCTTTTCTTGCATTGAATCGCTTGGAAGGAGGAATAATATTACCTTTGTCGTCACGGGTTATCAGGTCATTCAGTTTTCGGTTGTTTTTTGTATTCTTGTAGCGGTAATCGCTCCTGTCATCATATCCCCATTCGTTGATATCATTTCCGTCCCAATATAGATTTTCGGCTGGTACTTCTTCCTTCATAATTCTGTAATTGCCGTTTAAGGCATGTTCTCCATGAACTTTTACATAGGATTCAGACAGGGAAACCCAGTCACCGTTTCTTACCTTTCCTTCTTTCAATGATTTTGGAACGGCACGATAGATGGTAACGGTCGGTTTTTCTCCTTTGTCAATGGCAGACAATGCTTCATTGATTGCGGCGGCACTTTCATTTTTGTATTGATCCCTGTTCATGCGAAGCTGCTCATTTAAGGATTCGCGTATCTGATCTTTGTTTGCGGCAATGTCAACCATGTTTTTATCAATACCTTCCTCATCATAAGAGGGGGCGCGGTGTGCCATTCTGAATTCATCGGCGGAAACATAACCGTTTCTTCGTGCGGATTCGTGTATGATGTCACGCATACGGGCTTCATTATTTTCTTCCATAGCCTTGAAATAGGCCTCATCCATCTCTTCATCCGTCATCAGTTCAAATTCCTTTAGACGCTTCTTTTCCGATTCGGCTTCTTCCTCCGCACGTTTACGGGCGGCTTCCATCATGTTACGGGCTTTCATTTCCTCTTGCACGTATTCATCTCTCAAGGCATCCACATCACCGAACTTTTCATACAGCTCTTTTTTGATCGGAGAAAAAACTTTTACGAATTGCCCTAATGACAGGTTGGAGTTCTGGAGACGCACATTTCTGCTGATTGATTTGAAAGCATAACTTGCGCCACCCAGATTTTTCATTTTCATGGATTGTGCGTACTTTTTTACATCGGCTTCATCAAGGTTGTGCTTGTTGGCGAAAGAACTTATTTCCTCATTTCCAACCTCGCGAAACCGGATGTCACTGCCTTCGGAAGTAAGTATCTCATTGCTTTCGTCATTCATTGCGCGTAAGCCGGAATATTCGGCTTCAAGTTCCTGCTGTTCCTGGTTCAGTTCCTGTTGCTCGGAGAAAACAGCGTCTCTCTCAACGGAGTCATTTCCGGCTTCTACCAGAATATCCTCCAGTTCTATCTTCCTGTCCTCTATTTCGGCCAGTCTTGTTTCTATGTCCTTCATTCTGTCCGCATTGGCGGATTCTATGGAAGGTGCAAGTTGCACAGGATTCACGCTCTTGTATTCAGAGAACGGCTTTGTCTTTTTTACAGAAGAATCAATCCATTTATAGAACTCATCCTTCGTTACTTCTGTAATGGTACTTATTCGGTTCTCCCAACCGGGAGAATAGTTTGCAAGATAAGAGGAACGTGCTTCATCCATAGACGGAAAACCGTACATTACCTTACTTTCGTCAAATTCACCCTTTTCATTGAGCTGGTCTACTACAAACACATTTCCTTCGGACGGATTGTCTGACAGGAAGATGTCTATATGGTCACCGTCCACGGCTTTCGTGCCACGGATATAGCCGTAGTCGTTGTTCATGGTAATGCTCCATTCCTGTCCGTTGGCATCCTTTCCGCTACGGACGGATCCTTTCGGATTTTCTATGGTAATATCATATCCATCAAGTTTAATGTGACCTTTCTTATAGTTCCCGGCTTCCTTCTGCGCTTCAGTAGGAGAGGTGTCGACCATTTCGCGTGCTTCCGCGATATGGTCTAGGAGTTTGTTTGTGGATGTGTTATCTTGTACATTGTCATTCTGAGGATGCAGTCCTTCATCAGTCTGTCCTTCCATTTGTCCGGATTTTCCTTGATATCCTTCAGTTCCGACGGCATGAACAGGTTTTTCTCCTTGCAGAACCGCATCGCCTCTTTCGCGTATGCCAAATATTCCTCCTTGCTCATCGCTTTTACGCGTTCCGATTCCTTCGTCAGTTGGATTCTCTCTTCTGTTGTCATATTCTTGTTGCTTTATTATTTTATCGGCAAATGTATTATAAAATTCAGACTTTTCTTCATTCGAATAGACATTTGATTCAGAAAAGGCCTCATCATTAACCCATGCTTCATATTCATCCGGAGACATGTGGTATTGTTCTTGGTAGAATTGTTCTTTTAGTTCATCCTCATATTCTTTTTCCGCATCTATGGCGCGTTGCGCTTCTGTGGTTCTGTTGTTTCTTATCATATTGCTGATATCACCAAAAGTTCGGCTTTGTTGTAGAACGGATAGGATCGCGTTTGTGCCGGCCATGCCGGTATTGTCATTTTCCAGTCCTTCTTTCGCCACTATTGCCGGATAACTTTCATGGGCGATGCTTATCAGTCTGTCTCCGGCTTCTTCTACGGTCATACCCCCCTTCTCTTTTTTTCTGAAGATGGAAAGAAATGGCGTCAGGTCTTTGTGACTTAAGCCAGTCATGTTTCTGACACTTCTTTCTCCTGTCATTTGCAGGAACAGGGATTTTCCCAGTACCAAGGATGCAAGCTCTTCCAAAGTTTCCGGCTCGGTACGTGACAGAATTTCCTGAACAAGAGGATTTTCCGGAAGCTCCGTATCCGTTATTGACTCAGATATTTTCGCAGCAGGCTTCTGAATACTATTTTTCCTGCCAGTGTCCGGAATTCCCTCTGGTCCCATGCGTTCTTCACCTGTTCCCTTAGCTTCGGGTCTCTTCTCAGTTCCTCTTTCTTTGCCTTGTTCGCTTGTTTCTGAAACTGGTACGGGCTCATTTGTGTCATTTCCATTCGTGCCAGTCTTACTGCTTTCTGATATTCCATTTGTTTGGTTATTATTAGTTTCTGTTATGGGTATGACAGAGTTGTAGAAATTCTTTATTTCTTCATTCTCCGCTTTTGCTTCTCTAATAGCGTCCCTTATCTCATTTCTTTTTCCCCGTGTGGCGGATGACAGGGATTCATTCAATTTAGCTATCTGTGCATCACTCGCCTCTATATCCTTTCTCAAGTCATCCAGAGCGGTTTCAAGTGATTCTGTCAGATTTGTGTATTGGAATGACTGCTGTGGCGTCAGAAATTCATAATCAATGCTTCCGTCCTTCTTTTTAGGAAAGGAGGATATAAGTTTGTCCAGTTCGGATTTTTCGTAAGTCGGACTCTCTGTGCTTTCCTGCAATGGTTGGTTTCCCATCTCTTTTCCTTCAGGAGCGGTTTCATTTGTTGAACTCTTGGATTTTTTCACCCAATCGGTGTACTCTTGGACGGGAACCGCACCTAACTGGTATGCTTCATTTTCCAATATATTCATTGATACCTCATCGCTTTTGACCTCATTGTACTCATCGGTTGGAACGACAAACATACCTCCGATTTCCTCATCAAAACCGATAATGGTCATACTTTCTCCTTCTGGAGTGATATAGGAGGCGCCGATTTCCGGAGCCGCTTCCGCATCATCTTTTTTTTGTGCGTCAAATAGCGACTGTTTGTATTTGAAATATTGCTCTTCTGTCACGAGTACGGAACCTGTTTCATTACCGTTGTTGTCTATGATCTTCCCGGACCATCCGCCGGGAACTTCCTCATCAAGTACTATCTCTTTGCCTCCTGTATATATCTTGTCACCTTTTTCGGGTTGTAATGCAAGTACTTCCGGACTGAATTTCCGAATTAACTCTTCCTGTCTTCTATTTTCATCCTCTTGTGCGTATTCAGTCCGTATTCCGGCTTTGTCCACATTGTCTTTCATGGCCCGGAGTTGTTCATCGCTGACAGAAACCGGCTCCCGACTTCCTTCCATGAGTACGGACCAATTGCCCATTGTATCCTGACCAACAACAGAAATGCCGGTCATTGTGCCATTATTATCCGCTATGCTGAATGTCTGTCCTGCGGATATGGGCTGTGCTTCCATGATTGCGGCATCGGCGTTGTATGCGCCAAGCATTTGTTCAAGAACTTGATCCCGTCCGACCATTGAGATCTCTGTGTCTGCATTGATTCTTACAGTCTTGGCATTATTCTCATCAAATGAGGCGAATATCGGACCTTCTGGACCGTTTTCCAATGGCACTACCATGAGTGTGCCTGTTTCTCTGGGTTGCCCAGTGGCATCTATACCATTTATGACAACTCCGTAACTGTGCTCCTTATCTCCGAATCTTCCTAACGGAATAGTGACAACTTGTCCTTGGGGAGACATTTGCTGGACTTTGACAGCCGCCTGTTCATATTCGGAAGCATGAGCCTCATCCAATGCGTCCTCAACTGCGTCATGACGGTCTTTCTGCCGTAGGTAGTCCGTAGCCAAACGTCTGGTCTCTTCGTCCATGACATCCAGTATTTCCGCACGTTGGGCGTCATTGGCACCGGCAAGCGCATCTATGGCTTCATCATCCAGTACGGATGAAAGGCGTTCACGGGAAACTTCCTCACGGAGGACTGTCGTGCGCATGGCTACTGGATCATGAGTTGTATAGATATCCGTTCCCTCTTCTTGTGCTGCCGTGCGCTTTTCGGACTCCTCACGGGTCTGCTCTCCTGCAATGTCCTCCATGGCATTGTTCTTCGCAATGTCAAACGCATATTCTATCTCGGCCTTTTTCTCTTCCTTGTTGAGGCTACCGTCATTCATGGTTTCTTTGATGAAAATCCTTATGTCGTCATTGCCACGTTCTTTTGACATACGTTCCAGTTCGGACAGTTTCTCCTGTTGTTCTTTGGTCATGTTTCCGAAAGCCGCATTCATCTTCTGGCGGTGTCTTACCCTTTCAGCCCCCATGCTTCCAAGTCCTAATAAGCCGAAAGCGACGGAAGTGGGAGCCAGTCCAAGGAATGTGTCTATATTGTTGTCAAGGTCTGTGGCTTCTTCCAAGGTCATTTCACCTAACGGGACATTTGCAAGATTATTATACACCTCTTCCATATATTCTTCGGGTAGCCCGTGGAACTGCGCTTTTTTTGCGGCTTCTTTGAAAGTAGGGTTGTCCTTTATCTCCCTGTATAGCTTACCGGCCCTGCTGTTCGTTATATATTTCATGAATTCACTTGCGCCACCGGGAACGGTCTCTTCCACATTCTTCCATATTCCTTTGCCCAGTCCTTTGAATGCGTTGAAAATCATCTCGGATTGGTTCTCAAGAAAAGTGGAAGCGATTGATTTGCCGATGGCTTTACCCATATCCATTCCTCCTTCACGTCCTCCATAAGTCAAGTTTCCATCCTTGTCAACATCAAACAGAATATTCCCCATCATTCTGTCTTGTGCTCCTGCGGTGACACGCGCCAGTCCTGTTGTTCCTTCCATTCCTGCTGCGGCCAAAGCGTCTCCGGCAAGACGTGCCCCCATTTTTGACATTCCTTTTTTCATGGCGGACGCGCCGAATTTCTTCATACCGTATTTTAGAATGCTTTTGGCTATTCCCTCACCTGCCGCCGATATCGGGTTTATGGCGAATTCCAGCATGAACGGGATACTGGCTCCTGTGGTTTGTCCAGCCTTGTATCCTCTTCCCAAATCGGAGGAATAATAGGCGTTGACCGCCATGTTGGTGACAGCGGCGTCAAGCAACTTCTCTTCAGAAGGTGAGAGCTTTTCTCCTTTATCCGCTTTCTCCACCACATTTTTCAGACGGATGCCGCCTATCATGTCGGATATGCCTAAAGTCCATTGTTTGGGATCAAATGCGGTATCGGCGAAACCACGCGCTAGACCGCTAAAAAAGTTTGTTTTTCCTTTCTTCCCGGCTTCCTCTATAATATTGTTCGATTCATCAATAAGGTCTTTCGCCCCTTCCAGATAAGTCCTTTCTCCTCGGTACTGTGCTAATGTAGGATCTTCCCTTGTATTCATTCTGGCATTCACCATCGCATTACCGGAATCGTTTCTTAGTATTTTCTTTTGTTTGGTAATCTTTTCCTCTATGTCATCAAGGTCTTTGTTTACTTCATTGGTCAGGGTGCTAAGATGGGAGCCTACGCTCTTTTTGACAAATCCGGCAAGATCACGCTTCATGTCTGTACCGTAACGTGAAGTTATCTCTTTATTGTATACGTCCTGATATGATTCCAATTCCTTGCTAATGACCTCTCCGTAGGTCTTCTGAAACGCTTCGTTTGCTTTTTGGTTAAGTTCGTTCCCTTTATATTGTTGTGACAGCTTCCTGTATTCGTCTGAGGCAAGAAACCGGTTGGCATATTTGTCTTGAATCTCCTTCTGTATTCCGGCCATTTCTTCCGAAAGCTGTTTTCCTCTTTCTGTCAGGGCAAACCTGTCACGATAGTTGTTATATACATCATTCATGGACGATATGGAACGCGGGGTATATTCCTTGTCCAAGCGGCTTTCTTCTTCAACCGTAAATAGTTTGTCCAATTTTCCTTTGTCCATATCTACTTTCAATCTTTCTCCCAAATTTATCGGAGAAAATTGATATCTAGCTGAAACCTCCGCCTTGTCTGACTCCATTTGCGATGTGGAGGGGGGGATAAACTGAAAGTTGTCTTTTGAATGCACTTGTTCACGTAAGCCGGGACGTGTGCTGGGATTATAGTTTCTCATATCAAAAATCCTGTCCGCTTCCTCCTGTGTTCCGACACCACCTGAATATGTTCTTGAAACAGGGTCATATCCGTTGCCTGTTTGAAAGTAATCAGACTTTGGAGTTTGAGGGGTGTTGTTAGGTTGCTGTATTTGTACAGAGGAATCAACTGGTTGCATGAATTGATTAAAGTCCTCATATGAGTCAGAGTATCCGGTCTTATCCTTTAATACGTCATATACTTTCTTTCTGGCTTCCTCATTTTCATCCATGAATTTGTTAAAATCCTCATATGAGTCAGAGTATCCGGTTTTATCCCTTAATACGTCATATACTTTCTTTCTGGCTGTATTATTATCTTGCATGATTCATGTTATTTTAGTGACCAACTATTATTCCCCTTCAATGACCATGATTTGTTTTCCGGTTTTGAAGAGGGATTGAACGCTTCTCCGCTTTCCACTTTTTGCTGTTTCCCATAAATGGAGAGAATATAATCTCTCATGCCTTTTATGGATTTGGGGCGTTTATCCGCTTCAAGGCCAAATGTTTTTTCCAAATCGTTATACATTAGTGCGACATCTTCATTTTTATTCAGGTTATAGGCTCTTGTACTGCCGGAAAAGCCTTTTTTCCCACTTATGCGATATGAAGGATATTTATTTTTTTTGCCATTTTGCTTTTGAGAATCATTATCTATTCTCATTAGACTGATTCCCTCTGTGGCTTTATTATGTCTTTCGATTTCCGCCTGTTTAGCGGCGTTTTCTTCCGCCTTACGTTTGGATTCAGCCGCTTTTGCAGCCTGCTCGGTTTCAAACTTATATGTGTTCCAGTTGTATTCCCGTTCTGCTGCTGCTTGTTGTGCCTTCCATCGGTCTTGACGGGCCTTCTCTACATCTATTCTCGCTTGCTCGGCCCTGTCACGTGCGATCGCTCCGATATAGTCCTGATAATTCTGACGTGACAGATTGTCCCTGTATTGGCGTATTCTGTCAATACGTGCTTGGCCTTCACGTCCGGCTCCTGAAAGATTCATTGACGGATTGCCTCTTCGTGTCCTTACCACATTCACCAGATTGGCCAGAACACTTCCTACAGCATTGATACTCTCGGCGGCACGTAAACGTCTTTCGGCATTAATTCTGTCCTCCTCGCTTTGTAACGGGTCCCGTCCTCTCAGGGCTTCCGCAAGTTCGGTGTAAGATAATCCCTCTTGTCCTTTTTTCTTGCGATAAGAAGCCACTCCTGACAGGTATGCGGCCGGTGACAGCTGGGGATGAGCCGCATAGGCTTCTTGTGCGCTCATTTCCTGCCACGGCTTTTCTGTACCAGGAAGCTGGACGGGAAGCTTGTCCGCATTTTCCCGTTCTTGAACGGTATTGACTGTAGACACACTCGTCGCAGGTTTTTGAACAGCCACCGTGGGACGTAACGGCAACTGTTCCCGTGCGTTTTCCTCAGCTTGTCTCGCCACAGACTCATCATGGATCTGCCGCTCTTCCTCCGGATTGACAATGCCGGCAGCTTCTTTTCTTTTTTGATAATTGGTATATCTGTCCGTAACTGCCATACCTGCTATTTCTTTTTAGTGATTTGACTGGCTACAGCACCGCCTATGGGGCCACCGAAAACAGTGGCCGCAGCCGTTATACCTGTATTGAGAAGACCTCCTAATGCCGATGATTCCTGTTGGGCCTGTTGTTGTTTCACATTATTGATAGCCTCCGTATATGATCGGTTTGCATCCAGATAATTTTTCATGGCCTGATCTTTTTTGGCAGTGGCGGTTGAGGCTATTCCGGCCGTAATATTTTCAAGTGACTGGTTGGCTCCCTGCTTCTGCAAGGCAACGCTCTCATCTGTAGCACCTGTTACAGCGGCGCTTCCTGCTGTCCGTTTGTTGTTTGCCATCAGCAGTTCTCTGGCTTGACGCAGAGCCGCCTGATTCGCACTGTCCTGAAGAGGATCAGCGTAAGCCTGTTCCTGATAATAGTTCATTTCAAGATCCTTCGCCTTTTGAAGATCTTTGATTGATTCCTTATAGGCTTTATTGCCGCCTAGAACACTGGATAAAAGTCCCATAAATCGTAAATTGCACTTTATTATTTAATATCAAAAGTAATCAGTTACATTTGTATCATGTTGATATAATGCAAGACGGAAGTATATTGTATAAGAAAGGGGACAAGGTGGCTCTTGATGGAACCTCATGGAAAGGCACGGTTGTCAAAGTTGAGTCGGACGATAATATATGCGTGGAACTTGACAATGGGATTACCATGTTTGCCCGTCCGGAATTATTGCATCTTTGCACTAAGGAAAACACAAAGCCTCTTCATGATGAAAATGGTAAATTTACAATAGGACATCCAAAGGTGGGGGGAGTTAAAAAAGGATATAGGACTGTCCGTCATTATCGAAACAAGCTTATGGAGCAACTGGCTCCGTTTATTGAGAGTATGGGAGAGATAATAGAGGCTATTGATGATCCTAGTGATAAAGTGCTTGCTGTTTCCCGAATTATCAAATATGCCATGCCGTCTCTTTCGTCCGTAGACTTTAAAGAAAACGCAAAACGAGATCTCTCAGCGGAGCAGAAGATAGCCCAGCTCAATGCAAGGTACAGAAACTTGCCTGATCCGACTGCCGATGAAGAAGGAGAGGAAGGGCATGAAGACTGACAATATTGGTGTATATTTTGGAAATTGGATAACCATTGTATTACAGTTGTCATATTAATTTGTGTTATGTAATAATCGTAATACATTTAATATATGGCAGAAATAATCAATTTTAGACCGACTCCGGATGTGGCGCAGATGATAGAGAGGCAGAAAGCAAAAGGAGTCAATATCAGTCGTTGGATTAATAATCTTCTTATAGGTGCGGATAAACAGGCCGACAGCTTGAATTTGCAGATTTATACAATACCTGAAGACGGGATAAACCTGTATGACAGTACAAAGTTAGCTATTGATCAGATGATATCACTTCATTCGCTCCCATTCAGCCGGTTGAGCATATCTAGGTACAGGGAGGCCAATGATATTATAAAACAAGCAGGCATGGATTATTATCGCTTTAAAATAGACGAAGATAACTATATCTCGATAATAGCGGTGAACAGAGAAGAGGCTTCTGTGGAATTTTCCCGATATTATATGAAATCTGAAAATAAGGAATATGTCCGAACATCCGTACCATTACCTGTTTACAGGTTTGATGTCAAGAACAAGGTGGTAATTATTATAGCAAGCGAATAATGGAAATATGTAAGACAGATACAGTACTATTGCTCAGACTGTTAAAAGAAGCGGCCTTAATAATTGAAGACAATTGTAGAGGCATACGTTCGCTAGATAAGGCCAGACAGTTGCGACAGATGGCAAAGAAAATTCAACGGAAAAAATAATTCAAATCAAATATAGATATGAGCAAATATCAAACAGAAGCTGGGATAGAATGTACTCCCGAAGAAGATAAGTTAATTGACTCTTTGAAACGACTTGCAAAAAAGTGGGAAAAGGACGGTAAACGCCTTTGGCTGTATTCAGCCAGTGGTTCACTTCATGTAATGATGCATGGAGATACAGACTATAATCCTACACCGGAATTTACGCAATATGGAGGCAGCAACATTGAAAATAGTGTAACTACTATTGATGGCGTATTAAATGATGGTGGAGACTGATAATAAGAAAGATATGAAACAGACAGTAGAAGCAGCAGCAAGTGAAAATATCCTATTTAATCATAGGACAGTTGACAGAACTTTGTTTGGTAAAGATTTGGCAAAATTTGGAGAGATAAATTTTATTCAAGGAGCCGAATGGCAATCCAAGCAATCTCCTTGGATAAGTGTTAAGGAACGGTTGCCTGAGCCAAATAAGCTTGTCCTTTGCAGAATGGTATCAAATGGAGCGATTGTTAGTGGCTATATCGTTGTTTCACCTGGGAGATCGCCATACGTTGCGACAGACGGAGGATTTGAATTTGAGGATTGGAACGACTACGAGTGTGACATGTGGATGCCTATCCCTTCTTTTGATGATATACTAGAAGCCAACAAGGATGTACTTGAACGGATTAAAGAGAAAGGAGATTAAAATATGCAGAACGAAATTTTTTGGAATGAAAATACTTGTTATGAGATTTATAATCCATATAGTGATATTTCTCCTTTAGAACCGTGTGATGCACCCAAAATGAAAAAATATCGCCCAAAAGATGATAGGTGTACAAACAAGCAGATTGCGAAACGCAGGAAGAAGAATAAAAACCGTAAAACGCATAGGAGAAAATAATTATGGAAGTAAAAAACGGAATAATAATTGATGGAGTGCTGCATGAAATGATTGATGCGTTCACTATAAATTTTGGTTGCAGTAAATGTTCATTGCGTAAGGAATGCGATGAGTGTGAGATGAGGCATGAAACATATCTATGCAATGTGATGGGTTGTTTCTGTTTTGTCAGTCGTGGTAAAGTAACAGATATTAAAACAGAGAAGGAGGAACAATCATGTGTAATTCAATAGAATGGGGCAGATGCGAAATATGTGGAAAAGAAACCCAGTTGGAACGTACTTATTTTTACTATCCAATTCATTGTGAATGTTGTGGCAATAAGGAAAACAGACATTTTGAAATGATAAGACATTGTAAAAAATGTCCTGCCCCTATGCCTAAAGAAATACATCCACTATGTAAGGCAATGGACGGTAAGACTTATCATGCGAGTGTTTCCAATATGCTTCCCATTGATATTCATGGAGAGTTTATTATAAATGAGCGAATAATTAAGGAGGAATAATGAAAGCAAGAATAAAATCAACAGGAGTTTTGGTAGATGTAATTCCCAAAGTAAATATCAACGCGCAACATAGCGGAGATAACCTATATGTGTGCGATAATATGGTTTTCAGAGAATGCGAACTTGATTTTTTGAATGTTGGGAATTTAGTAATTGATTGGGAACAACGTAGGTACGAATTAGCGAAAGATATTATTAAGGCTGTTGTAGCAGATGACTGTGGGGGTAATTCTGATGCAATCGCTAAATATGCGGTTAATTGCGCTGATGCACTAATTAAAAGATTAAAGGAGGTGAATAATGAATAGCGTACAGACACAAACACTTTCCATTAAAGGAAATGGAGGTGGTGAAGCGTATATTGACTTTTGCGATGGACAATTGTGTGTTTCTGTTGTTATAGAAGGGAAACAGGCGGATTTTAACTTTGAGCCTGTTACTCTACGAATGTTTGCCCATGCTTATAAGTTGCATTGTGAAGAGTGTGAAGAATGTGAAAAGAAGAAAGGAGAATAACTATGAAAGTGTTAAGAGATAAAACTCCTGTCGCTCGTAAAGAGCACAGGTGCAATTTTTGCGGTGGAGTAATTTCCGTTGGAGAAAAATACAACAGACAGACCAATGTTTATGACGGTCGTGTTGATGACTGGGTATCCCACTGTGAATGTTCCAAGTTAGCCTGTGAACTTGATATGTTTGATGATTGCGATGAAGGACTTGACGATGATGGATTTATAGATAACCTTAATCAGTATGTTTACGACAATCATTATGACGATAAAATAGATGATATTGCGAAGGATTGGCAATTACCACGTTATGAATTAGTACAGAAAGTGTTGAATGAATTAAATAAGAAATAGTTATGACCGAAGAACTTGTAACTTTAAAAACAGCGAAGATTCTAAAAGAGAAAGGATTTAATGAATTTTGCAAAGATATCATTAACGATAACGGCAAGCTAATGGAAACCGTATATCGAACCAATAATGATCTTCCTAAATCATTCTATTCTTGTCCTACTCAATCCATCGCCCAGAAATGGCTGCGTGAAATAAGAGGTGTGTATGTATATGTAGAACCTGTTATTGGAAAAAGATGGAAGCTTTCTTTTTGTGATTTCAATGTTCCAACAGAAGAAAGCGACTGGATGGAGAACGAAATAAACAAAGGGAATGGCTATAAAGTATATGTCACCTACGAGGAAGCACTGGAAGCCGGGATACAAGAAGCATTAATGTTGATATAAAAATGACTTCTGTTATATCCTGATAAGTTGAGAATAACGAGGATATTTCTTGTTTGGTTAAATAACTGTAATTAAAGAGGGGGAAGGCGTTCATATTGTCTTTTTCCTCTTTAATTTTGCCGTGAATTAAAATATTAATCGCAATGCGATAACCAACGACAATTTAGGGTTTGTCAAAGGGTTTGTCGGCATTTTTTTTGACATGCGTGATAATTGCTTGTAAATCAGTTATAAAAAGTGATTGTACTTGTAGCCCTTCTAAGGCGTGGGTCTTGCGTTCGAATCGCAACGGAATCACATAAAGGAGCTGTATCTCTTTCGGGGGTACAGCTTTTTTTATGGAAATATTTAAAAAGGATTCATCTAAAAGCAGGGCTATGGAA